CACACCACCGCGGCGGCTCTAAGAAAAAAAACGCCCCCCCCCCCCCACCCCCCCCCAAGGGGGGGGGAGAATTCCACGACATTTTCTTTTTACCGCCCGTTTCTTCTCCCTCTTCTTGGGGGAGGGTCAGGGTGGGGTTCCTTCTTTCCCCCACGGGCATGGCATACTTCTCTGCGAAATATGCCGGGTCGACATCATAGCGGTCGGCAATCATCGACTCATAGGCCACCTGCTGCTCGGGCGTGTAGTCAATGGCATCGTTCCAATCGAAGCGGCAACCCGCGAGTGGGAACTTATGCGCCACCATGCGCGGCAGCAACTGGTTGTTGATGACATCACGCAGCATGTCGGCATCACCCTCGACGAGGTTCTGAAGCACCTGCAGGTGCGTTTGACTCTGCGACAGCGACGAGCCGTCCTCAATGGTCATCGTCTGCCCGATGATGAGTTTTGAGATTTCGGAGTTGGCCCTGCTGACGCGCTCGTTATATACATGATAGGCATCGGCCTTCGTGGACTCGACGAACTCGAGTTCAGTATCAAGCGGCATCACGGCCGTCTGTGACGCACCTGCATCAATGAGCATCCTGTGTAGCCTGTCAATCTCCTTCTTGTCACGCGAAGAGGTTTTTGCGATGCGCATAGGCATGCCGAAAATCTCCCCGAACGTATCCCAGAATGCGAGCATGTTCTTCTTCGGTATCGTATGCAGCGTAGCTTTCAGGAGCAGTCCGAGGTCGTAAGGCTTGCCCGCCTCGATGAGCGAAGGGGCCACAGCCGGTGAATGGTAGTCTATGCCTGCACGCCAGTCCTGTCCGAGCTGCATGATGACGCGACTGTATTCAGGAATGACGTGCTTGCGGGGAATGAGCCTCACGCAGTCGTAGGTCATAGCAGCCGTTCCTGTGCCGATGATATCGCCCAGCTCAATGAGCGAATGCCCCCAATAGCGAGAATCAAGTACATACTGACAAAAATCCTTGAACCACGCGTGGTCGAAGTAGTCGAGCAGTTCAGGTTTGTCCTCTCCTTTGTCATCTACAATCTTGAACGACTTTGCCATGACGAAGCCCTCGCGCTGCCGGATACACCCTGACAAATGCCCGTCGGCATCGGTGTCACGGTAGATGTCGTAGAGCGGACTGCGGTTGGGGTTGTCAATGTTGATCGCTGCCTGCCATGCACGGCGCCAGTCGGCGATGTCCTTGCGTGTGAGGGCGTCGGTGGTCTGTTGAAGCTGCATGATGACGTGCTTCACGCGCGCCTTTTCATCGTCCTTGGCAAGGTTGAAGGTGCCATAAGGGGTACGGAGTATGCGGTCGTTGTCACGGCCACGAAGCGAGGAAAAAATATCTCTGATATTCATAGAAATTACTTTAATGGGTTATTACCAGTTATGTCTGAGGGGTTTCTGTGAATGCCACACCACGCCTGTCCCGGAGGGCTCACCCGTGGCGGCATCCGTGGCCACGGGCAGGTCCGGAACGTTCTTGCCGGCCTGCACACCCTCGAGCCATTTTGTTGCCCGCTCGTAGCGCTCTTTTCTGATTTCGATGCCCATTTTCTGCGGCATGGCCGACATCATGTGATACAGGGCGATATCGCAGGCGTACATCACGATGAGCCGGTTACGCTTGTCGCCCTCAGCCTCAAAGGTGGCCTTGCAATCATAAACCGGGCGGAGATATGAAGCGATTTCCTCGACAGCTTCGGCCTCGGCGTTGGCGCGGTTCTTCGGGGAGGCCTGCGAGACAACCTTTAAGGCTGCTTCGCCTATCACTACCCGATAGTCTTCATCTGTTACAAACATAAGCTACAATGTTATATATAATGATTTGCGTTCGATGTCGGCGGCGGTCATTCCTTTTCTGAATACTCCGCCGGCAACGAACTTTTTGATATCCTGTTTGGAAATGACTTCAAGTCTTCCCTTGATTACGATGACCATGTACTTGCGGTGCGTAATGTGACGCAGATAGTCCGCCTTCCTGACCGCACGCTTGAACTTCCAAGCGAAAATGATGTCTTTGATTATTTTTTTCATTTTACCAACTATTTTTTGAGGTTTTCCTTTTACTGAATTGTGGCTGAAAACTTTCCTGTCGCGTGGTGCGCTGCAACTGCCAGATTGCGCCTTCGTCTGCGTCGGGGGCATCATCGTTGCCGCTCATGCCCTTTTCGAATGCCAGCGTCTGCGCAATGCCCGCCTGCATGTCCGGGTCTTCTTTCTGCGAGAGGTCATAGAAGACAAAGCCGCGTTCCCAGAGCGGACTGATGGCTTCCACGCGCTGGAACTTGTCCGGCTTCTTGCGCTTATCTCCCGTGATGGGTAGCTGATAGCCGCGTTGGGTGCCCTCTATTGTGAAATCATCAAGGATGATATCCTGCATGAAGCTGGCCTCCATCATGAAGCGGATAGAGATATTTTTTTCAAGACTCCACTCATAAAGGTCGTAGCACCAGCGTACGAGTTCTGCCACAGATGCTTTCCTGACAAAGGCCCGCAAGTGCCACAGCTGTGACTTATACTTTCCCCACAGCTTCGCCGCCTTGGTATCATTCGTCTTCTTGCTTTTCCATGACGGGTCAATGTAGAGCACGAGTTCGTCAAAGTCGCGCCATGCCGGGTGCTTGGCATATTTTATCCACTCTTGCTTGAAGACGGTTCCCTCGGTGATGGGGTTGTGCATCATCTCCTTATTCCATGCACGGTAGCCTACGAATTCGGCATAAGTCCGTGCTTCCTCTTTCGTCCATTTTTCGCGCCATGTAGGGTTGCCCTCGCTGTCGACGGCCTTCACTTCTGACACATGTACGCCTTTAGTCTTGCAGATGTCAGCCAATACCGAGGTCTTTGAGATAAGGTTTCCCACCATGATAAAGCGTCCGCGGCCCACATCAAGTGCTCCGAAAAGGGCTTCCTTCACCCAGTCCGTCATCTCGCGCACGCGGCGAGGGTTACGGCAAAGCTCATCATCATCGAGGTCGTCGATGACGATGTAGTCGGGGCGGGCCTCACGCTTTCTCAAACCACGCGGTGACTGCCCACGTCCACACGCCAGGAAATGCACTCCGTCCTTAGTGGTGAACTCCCCTTCTGTCCAGTCGCCCATTGACATCTGCTTTCCATAATCGGCGATGATACGCTTGTTGTACTGGAGCTCCGCCTGAATGTCGCCAAGGAGTCGGTTTGCACTGTCCTCAGACTTGCCGACAACGACCATGAAGTCAATCAGACGTTTAGGCTGGAACATCAGCCACAACGGTGTAAAAATGTCCATATGCGTGGACTTAGCGTGTCCTCTGGGCCACTTAAACACCGCTTTTAAATTAGGTGTGTTCTTTACTTTCTGTGCAGCAGCATTATGAAAGGGTGCATTGTGTACGATGCGCACGACTTCCCCCGTAACCTTGTCACGCTGTTGCAGGAAATGCGGGAAATAATACTCGCAGAACGCGGCATAGTCCTTTTGCAGTCTGCGGATACGCTGCTCTTTCTCGACGGCCGTCTCACGGACGAGACTCTTCGTGTCTGTGATGCTCTGTATCTGCCGGCAGTGTTCCTGCCACTCCAGCTGCATCTGTTTGAGTTCTGCAATCGTAGCCATACTTGTTGTGTATTATAATGTAGACGGGTTCTGCATACGCTCCATGAGGAACTTGTTCTGGTACTTGTTGATGGCCTTGATGAGTTCGGGGGTAATCTCCGGGTCGTAGGAGGCCTGGTCCTGTATCCACCGGTTGAAAGCCATGAACACTTCAATAGCGTCGATGACGTTCGCTTTCTTGTCAAGCTTCTCTATCGTTGCCGACAGCTTCGAAAGTTTGTCGGCCAATGAGCCGATGAGCGTCGGGTCGTCCGACTTGTTGACGCGCTCTATCAGTCCGTCGATGGTCAGCAGGAGTTTGTTCACTAATTCAGGACGCGAGATATTCTTTGCAGCGCGGGCTTCTTTCCACCCCTCGTTATTCACCCATCTTGAGATGGTTATACGCGAGACTTCTACCTTTTCGGCAATCTCATTCTGCTCCATTCCCGACAGATAGAGTGACCGGGCGAGCGATTTTTTCTTTTCAGTTTCTTTTGTCATTTCGTTATGATAATGTTTGAATTATGCCTGCAAAATTGGTCTAAAATATTGACACTTAAAAGAAAGTGTGCAATGCTTGCATACTATACTGCAATGCTTGCACTGTTATTTGCTCTGCTGTGGATTAACTTGTAATATTGCAGCATCAAATTTTACAAAACAATGGGAAAAAGAGTAAGAATTTCAAATGAAAGCCTGAACTGCTACGGCTTTCGCGTACTGACAGCAGGTATTGATGTGGAACAGTACAAGCGAAACCCCGTACTTTTATATATGCACGAGCGCGGCAATGTCGTTGGCTACGTGAAAGACCTGAAGGTGGAGAATGACGAAGTGACGGGAGAACTGATGTTCGACTGCGCTTCAGAACAGAGTGAGCGCTGTCAGAAGCAGTTCGAGTTCGGCAGCCTCAGGATGGTCAGTGCAGGGCTTGAGATTATTGAGACCAGCGAAGACCCTGCCTTACTGGTACCGGGACAGACCCGCCCGACAATCACGAAGAGCAGCCTCTTCGAGGTCAGTGTGGCCGATATCGGGGCCAATGACGATGCTATCGTGCTGGAAAAAGACGGAAAACGTATAACTTTAAGTAAGGACGGAACCTGCGGGCTCCCCCTTATTACTCACAATAACAATCAAAATCAAGAAGACATGGAACAGAAAGTCATTGCCCTGCAGTTAGGGCTGCCGGAGACGGCAACGGAGAAAGAGATTAACGAGAAGCTGGCACAGCTGAAGGCCGTGCAGCAGGAAAACGACACCTTAAAGGCGGAGGCACAGAAGCTCACAGAAGCGCGTATTGCGCAGTTGGTTGACACTGCTATCGCTGAAAAGCGTCTTGACGCGCAGCATAAGGAGCAGTTTGTGGAGCTGGGCAAGAAGATCGGTGCCGAGGAGTTGGAAAACACCTTGCAGGCTATGAAGCCACAGCTGAAGCTGTCTTCAATGCTGGGGCATCATGGAAGTGCCCCTGTGTCAGATAGTGAAAAGACCTACACGAAACTCAGCGAGGTTCCTGCTGACGAACTTGTGAAGCTGCGTGCCGAGAATGTGGAGGAGTACAAGAAGCTCTACGAGGCAGAGTACGGCATGAAATGCGAACTTTGAAAAGGTAAAGAAATAAAAGTAAGAAAGTAAAAGTAAAAAAATGAGTAACATGAAGAGATTAGTTATGAAATTGATGATTGCATTGCTGGTCAATGCGATTGTCGGAGGTTTGATAGCCTTAGCTGTAGGCGTTGCGCCTTGGATTGGTGCGGTGGCATTGAATGTGATTGCCATAGCCATAGGTGCATGTCTGCCGAAAGACGTACTGCGTGTAGGTGTCTTTACGGAGGTATGGACAGGCGAGTTGGTAAAATCGCTGCGCGGTGGACTGGAAGGATCATGGCTTGACGGTGTACCTGATCAGAGTACAATCGTCAACAATGATGTGATACACCTTGTAGAGGTTGGCGTAGACCCTGATGTCCTGATCAACAATACGACCTATCCGATACCTTCGCAGGCGCTTGAGGATAAGGATATCGCCGTGAAGTTGGATAAGTTCCAGACCAAGGTGACGCCTATCACCGACGATGAACTATACGCCGCAAGCTACGACAAGATGGCCCGCGTAAAAGAGAGTCATGCCAACGCCTTGAACGACTCGAAGTTCACTAAGGCCGCTCATGCCCTCTGTGCACAGCAGGACAGTGCCAAGACTCCCGTTCTGAAAACCACCGGCGAACGTGATGCCACGACAGGCCGCCTGCGTCTGACAATGACTGACGTGGTGGCATTGAAAGCTGCAATGGATAAATTGGGAGTTCCTGCAGAGAACCGACGGCTGGTACTCTGTCCCGACCACGTGAATGACCTACTGCTTGTCAGTCAGACCTTCCGCGAGCAGTATAATATTGACCGCGCTACAGGTAAGGTGGGTAAGCTCTACGGCTTCGATGTCTATGAGTATGCCAATACGCCGCTCTACACACAGGCAGGAAAGAAGAAGAATTTGGGCGTGGCTGCCGGGGACGGCGAGTTCAACTGCTCATTTGCATTCTACACTCCACGTGTGTTCAAGGCCACCGGTTCAACCAAGATGTACTACAGCGAGGCAGCAACCGACCCAGAGTATCAGCGCAACAAGATCAACTTCCGCCATTACTTCCTCTGCATGCCAAAGAAGGGAGATGCCGGCGTAGTGATGATGAGCGGATACAAGGCTTCTTAATCGTAAGAATTGAATGAGCAAGGCAATGCAATATCTCGTTATCCACTGCACGGCCACCCCCGAGGGGCGTGAGGTAAGCGCGGACGAAATACGCCGCTGGCACACTGCGCCCGTCAGTCAGGGTGGCCGTGGCTGGAAGCAGGTAGGCTATACAGACATGGTGCACTTGGACGGACGCGTGGAGCGACTCGTTAATAACAATGAGGACGCACAGGTGGACTCATGGGAGGTGACCAACGGTGCTGCAGGCTATAACAGCGTGAGCCGTCACATTGTATATGTTGGTGGCTGCGACAAAGCCGGGAAGCCGAAGGATACGCGCACAGCAGAACAGCATGAGGCGTTGAAACGCTACGTCGAGGACTTTCACCGACGTTTCCCCCAGATCCGTATCGTTGGACATCATGAGCTGAACCCCGGCAAGGCCTGCCCGAGTTTCGATGTCGGGAAGTGGTTGCGTGAGATTGGTATCAGGCAAGTGTGAAATGTCGAATGAAAAGTGTTGAATGATATTGAATTGATAATTCTTAATTATACATTAGAATAATTCCACATTCAACACTTGGCATTCAAAATTAAAAGACAATGGCAGAGACAATATTCCAAATCCTGCAATGGGCTATCCCCTCGGGCGGTATCGGTGCTGCCATTGCCTGGATTGCGAACCGCCGTTTAAGGACGGTGGAAGAAAAGAAGAAAGTGGAAGACACCTACAAGCAGATGTATGACATGGTCAGTGCTGAACTTGTGGGACTTCACAAACAAAACCGTATCAATTATGAGAAAATGGAAGAACTCCGCGGCGAGAACGACAAGACACGCCGTGCCCTTAACCGCCTCTCGCGGGCTATCGAGGCTATCCAGCTCTGTCCTCATCGTGCTGCTTGTCCTGTCAGCGGTGAGCTGTCGCTCAGTGAAGACAGCGACAAGGGAAAGCCGCACAGAACACGTCAGCGCAGTGAAGGAAGCCGAACGGCAGACGAACATCCTCAAGCGGTGGCAGCAGCGGGTGACGGTGCCCGAGTCATGGGTGACGCTAAGCGTAGCTGAAGACAGTCTTGCCCTTCTGCCCGCAGGTGCAGGCTACACGGCCCGCCGGGGACAGGCGCATGTGAAAGTGAGCCGACGGCCCACGACCGACAAGGGAAGCCCTGCACGGATTATCATCGAAGCCGGATGCGACAGTCTTGAGGTGCAGTGTGCACGCTACGAGCAGCGCATCGAAGAGATACAGGCGCAGCTGTCAGCTGCAGAGCAGGTGATGACTACGCAGAAAGAGGTAATCAAGACGCAGCAGCCCTGGAGTTTGAAAAGATTATTCACCGCCTTTATCGTCGGGTTGGCGGCCGGCATAGTATCAACAATTTTAATAAGAAAAAAGATATGGCAAAAAGTGTTTTAGACGGAACTAACCTCATTCTGAGCGTTGGTGGCAAGGCCCTCGGTTTCTCAACGGGCTGCAAGGTCAGTACATCTGTGGAAACCGGTGAGCGCGTGACCAAGGAAGCTGCAAGCGGCAAGTGGAAGGAAAAATACGTGAAGAGCTTTTCGGAGAGCATCTCTGCCGACGGCTGTGTACTCACGGACGGCGATACAGAAACCCCTACCTATGACCAGCTGAAAGACATGATGCTTGCAGGCGATGCTGTTGATTGCGCTTACAACCTTCGTGACGGCGACAAGCGCACGGGCAAGGCAGCAGGCGGCTACAAGGGTAAGTACATCATCACCTCACTGGAACTTGACGGTCAGGCAGGCGATGATGCAAAGTACAGCGTAAGTCTTGAGAACTGCGGTAAGGTGGAGAAACAAGGGAATGGACTGACAGAAGCAACGACACCCAAGCAGGGTGGCGGCGGCCATTCATAATATTAATAAGGTTACGTTATGAAAAAGCAAATCTTAAAACTGACGGTCGGCGGCAAGGAATATCCCTGCCGCGTGACCATGGGCGCAATGATGCGTTTCAAGCACATGGTGGGTAAGGATGTGAGTGAGCTCAAGCAGACCGACATCCGCGAACTCGTACAGTTCATCTACTGCTGCGTGCAGAGTGCATGCAAGGCCGACGATGTGACCTTTGAAATGGACTTCGAAACCTTTGCAGACTCCCTGGAACCCGACAGCCTGAATACTTTCTATGCCCAGGTGGGCGATGCCGAAAAAAAAACGACGGTGAAACCCCTGCCGTAGGCATTGAGGAACTGCAAGGAATTGCGTTGGGGTGCATGGGAATGAGTCTGGATGACTTCTGCCGGTGCACCCCTTCGGAGTTTCAGACGGCCTGGAAGTCTTGGCACGAATGGCACGAGAATGAGCAGCACGGCGAGTGGGAACGCCTGCGCATGGCATGCCTCTGTATGCTGCAGCCTTATTCAAAGCATACGCTTTCGGCTGAAGACGTGATGCAGTTCCCATGGGAGGAAGATACGAAAAGAAAGGAACGGGAAGATGTGAGCGAAGAAGAATTGAAGCGGCGGTACCGAGAAGCCAAGCGTGCTGCAGGACTGAAATAAAAAACGTTATTTGTGTTTCATTACACCGATACAAAAGAGCAGGCCAAAGGTAACTACCACAAGGCAGGCGGCTACGGTGAAGACCGAAGCAATGGGATGCTCGCTGATGAGTCTAAGAACGGGTGTCCAATGGATTGCTGACATAAGTACTGTTTATAGTTGTTGGGACAAAGATAATAAAAAAACAAGAAACAATGGCAAAAGAAGTCAGTTTTTTAATCAAGATACGTGATGACGGCGGTGCAAAGCGCGTGACGGCCAACGCTGAAGAGGTGGGCCGTGTGATACGCAGCGTGCAGGACGAAGCGGAACGGTTGAAGCGTGACGTGCTTACATGGTCGGAGGCAGCGCAGGCCGTCGGCGTACTGCAGAATTCGATAAATGAACTGCGCGGAGTATTGCAGGATCTGACAGAGGCCTATCAGGTGCAGTTAGTGGCCGAGACACAGCTGGATACCATCATGCGTCAGCGCATGAACAGCACGGACGAAGAGATACAGCATGTCAAAGACCTGTGTTCTGCCCAGCAGGAATTAGGCGTCATCGGTGATGAAGTACAGCTCAGCGGTGCCCAGCAGATGGCTACGTTCCTGAAACAGAAAGAGAGCCTTGACGTGCTGATACCGGCCATGAACAACCTCATTGCCCAGCAGAACGGCCTCAATGCCACCAATCAGGATGCCGTGGGCATCGGCAACATGATGGGTAAGGCCATGCAGGGGCAGACGGCCGTGCTGCAGCGTGTGGGTATCACCTTCGATGAAGCGCAGGAACGTGTGCTCAAGTATGGTACGGAGAGCGAACGTGCTGCAATGCTGGCGGAGGTGATTACGGCCAATGTGGGCAACATGAATGCAGAATTGGCCAAGACCGATGCCGGCAAGCAGAAGCAATTAGAGAACACGTTGGGGGATATCAAGGAAAAGCTTGGGAGCATGGTGCAGGGCGCGATGCCCTTTGTAACGATAGCCGCACAGACCATGATCTGCGTAGCCGGCTGCGTCAAGCTGATTACCTCCCTGCAGGCATTGGGTGCAGCATTCAGTCTGACGGCTGTCAAGGGACTCGCCTTGGCCGTACATGAAAAGGTAGTGGCAACGGCACAGAACATCATGTCGGCAAGCGGGTACACAGCAGCTGGCGGCACGCTGGCGCTGAGCGTTGCCGTGACCGCCCTGTATGCCGCACTCACTTTAGGAATTTCGGTTGTCATCACCGGACTGGTAAGCCTGTTCGGTCTCATGGGTGATGAAGCCGAGGATACGGCTGAGAGCGTAGATCAGCTCAAGGAGAGTGAAGATGCTTTCAGCCGGGCATCGTCGGATGTGCGTGCAGAACTGGATTTAGAGATCAGCCGCCTTGCCTCGCTCATCCACAATCATGAGAATGCAGCCAAGAAAGTATCGGAACTGAACAAGAAGTACGGCGAGAGTTTCGGATATCACCGCACGGCAGCCGAATGGTACGATACGCTGATAGAGAAGAGCAAGGTCTACTGTGCACAGATGGGCTATGAGGCACAGGCAAAAGTACTGTCCTCACAGATAGCTGCAGCGCAGTTGGAGAAAGAAAGCAAGGAGGCTGAACGCCGTCAGTTGGGACAGCAGTTCTTAGACAAGAACGGCAGAAGCCACTACAACTGGGAAACCTCGGACGGCGGCAGGGACTATTACGACCGATTGGGTGGCGAGATAGACACCCTGAACACGAAGATAGGCGGCTTGCAAACACGTTATGACTCCTGTATCTCACACATGATATCGGCACAGAAGCAGCTGGAGAGTTCACGCAAGTCGACGAAGCTTACAGGTGGCAACATGAACGATGCCACGACCGAGGAACTCAAGCAGGAGATTGAGGAAAAGCAGCAGGAAGTGGCCCGGCTGAAAGGCGATGCCACGGCTGAACGCCAACGCCTGAACAAGGAAATAGGCCGGATGCAGAAGGAGGTGAACCGTCGTGATGCCGTGAACAAACGCGAGCAAGGCGTTTCGACAGGGAAGAAGACAGGAAAGGCGGCAGGCACTTCAAAGACAGGAAAGCCTGTGAAAGTAGCTAAAACCCTTGACGATGTGACCAGGAATGTTTCCTACTACGAGGCACAGCTGAAGAAGACCGATAAGGCTGACACCGCAAAAATACAGAAGCTCACCCGACTTATTGCGAAATACAAGGAATTAGGCGCAGTCATACAGGCCGAAATCGACCATGCGAAGCGGCCTAAGGAACTGAACACGTTAGAGAAGATAGATGCAGAGCTGCAATATCAACAGCAGTTGCGTAAGAAAGCCAGCAATGAGAAGTTGGCGGGTATCGACAGCGAAATCAAGCGTTTGAACACACTTCGAACGGCATTCGAGGACAGTTCACACGTGGGTTTGCGTCTTGACGAGATAAAGACTTATGAACAGCTGGATGGAGAAATTGCCTTTTATACAAAAAAACTCAAGACAGCCACGGACACCGAGCGTGTGGAAATACAGAAGCAGATTAATGCCCTTGGTGACCTGAAGAAGAAGTGGGACGAAACCCTTGCCGGTCTGAAGGCTCCGGAGGATATCACGCGGCTCGACACGATGGAGAAGCTCGACGAAGCCATTACCTACTATCAGGCAAAGCAGAAAAAAGCCTCGGGAGAAGAGATAAACACCATTGGTGCAACCATTGTAGCGTTGGAGCAGAAACGGGAGGCACTGAACCGCATGACACGCCTGCCTGAAATGAATGCCGAGACCGCAAAGCTGGACGGCATGGACACAAAAGAGCTGAAGATGGAACTCAAGGTAATGGGGCTTGACGGTGTGAAGAAGCGCATCAAGGAACTTCAGGACATGCTCGCAGATACGAAGCATCCGCTTGATAAAAGTCAGCGCAGCGAGGTCGAAAAACTCATCGGCTCGTATGGACGATATGAAAAGGTGCTGAAAAAGAGTGACGTGCATCTGACAGACCTATGGGGTAACACGAAAGGCGTCGCCAGTGGTATTACATCAATGACCAACGCCCTCGAGGACGGGCGTAATGCGTGGGAGACACTCGCGGGCGTGGTAGATGGTGCAATACAGATCTTTCAGGGCATTGCAGCCGTGGTAGACATTATCAAGGCGATGACGGGTGCTACGCAGATGAGTTCGGCAGCCAGTCAAGTAAAAACATCTACAACTGCCAGCGAAACTTCGGCTACCACCTCACACACTGCAGCAACGGAAGCTGATACAATTGCAACTATAAGAAATACAGCAGCCAAGGGTGGGCAGGCGATAACAAATGCTACAGCCAGCGGTGCAAGCATGCCTTTCCCTTATAACCTCATTGCCATTGCCGCAGGTGTGGCCGCTGTTGTCGCTGCCCTGGCATCCGTGAGCGGTGCCTTTGCAAACGGAGGTATCGTGGGTGGTTCCTCACCAAGCGGCGACAAACTGCTGGCTCGTGTAAATTCGGGCGAAATGATACTCAACGGGGCGCAGCAGAGCCGCCTCTTCAACTTCATCAATGGCGTCACTCCGTTTGCCGACGGCGGCATCGTCTATGGCCCTACACTCTCTATCATGGGCGAGTATGCCGGGGCACGCTCAAACCCCGAAGTGATTGCACCGCTGAATAAACTAAAATCGATTATCGGTGATGGTGGTAATGGTGGCGGGCGATTGGAGGCCAGACTGCGTGGCCGTGACCTCGTTCTGGCACTGGCCAACGAGACACGTATCAGCAGACGGAAAACGAATATAAAAATTTAGGCAATGTACATACACGGACACTTTTATAACAAAAAGAATGAGCGCATAGAGGTACATATCCTCACCCGGGGCGACCGCACGAATGAAGTTGAAATCGGAGCTGAAGGCTGCGGCGTCAACTGGACGGATGACCCCGTTGAGATTGAAAGCCAGGTCAGCGACACCTTTGATGTATTGCTTAAATATCAGGCTACCGTACGCCTGCTGGTAAAGAATTTCATTCCCGACCTGTTCTGTGCTTCCTGCCGTGATGCTGTAGTAAACATCTATCGCGAGGGAGAATGCCTCTTTGCCGGCTTTATAGAACCGCAGACTTATTCGCAACCTTATAATGAGGAAGAAGACGAAATAGAACTCAGCTGTATCGACGTGCTGACGGCCCTGCAATATTCCAAGTACCGAAATGTCGGTGTGCAGGGTATCACCTATAAGGAGGTGAAAGAGAAAGCGGGACAGCGCAGCTTCTTGGATATCATCCGCGAGCTGCAGTCAGGTCTGTTGGATAATCTTGATATTCAGGGAAATCAAAGTCAGGCTTGTTTTTATGACGGCAGCATCGGGGTAAGCAAATCGGAGAATACGTTCGGTATTTTCTCACAGATAGGGATTCATGAACTGTTGTTCCTCTCGGATAATGAAGATAACGTGTGGACGGCAGAAGAGGTGCTGACTGAACTGCTGAAGTACCTTAACCTGCACATCGTACAGCAGGGCTTTTCTTTCTATGTGTTTTCGTGGGAGAATGTAAAAAAGGCAGAAAATATCGTATGGAAAGACCTTTACAGCAACAAGCCTCTGACTACACCTCACAGACTGATAGGGATAACGACAGATAAGGTCTCAGGCACGGATACCACCATCAGTGTCGGCGAAATCTACAACCAGCTGCTGCTGACCTGTAAGGTTGAGAAAATGGAAAGTCTCATCGAAAGTCCGCTGGAGGAAAGTGCGCTCGGGAGTTATTTCGCAGCACGGCAGAAATACATGTCTGAACTGATCAGCTTAGGCGATGGAAAACGGGCTTACAGAGGTTTCAGGGATTTGGTGCTTGAAGGTGATACCGACTATGATGATGGAAGTATCGTGGATTGGTACGTGTGGTTGAAGCATCATGTTTCATGGCGTTTCCCTATGCACGGCGGCACTGGCAGTGGCGAGGAGCTCATGGTTCACTTCGGCCGTGGCGGTAAGGAGCAGCAGGCGTTGCTGCAGTGGCTCGGCAGGAACCTTGGGGCTGCACTCGTTTCCTACGGCAAGGTGGAGCGGGCCATGGCCAGGAAAGATAACAGCCCCGTGTCAAAAATCAATATGGATAATGTGTTGGTATTGTCAGTAAATGGTAATGAAAAGGACAGTGCTGCAGAGGCGTATCCGAACGAGTCTGCTCTTCGCAGTGCCATTCCTTATGCCACTTATGTGAGTCAGCATTCCGGGGGGATGTTTTCCCCTGTCGATGAGGAGACAACGAACTATATTGTATTTTCAGGGAAAATGCTCCTGAACCCAATCGTGAAAGTATCAGGTAAATACTACGACCTGCGGACTAAGGAATGGGTGTTCATGCCGTTCGGCGGAACACCACCTGAAGGCAAGGTTGACGTAAGAGGGAATGTGACAAAGAACAAAAAAGGAGACAAACTCTACTATACGCGCAAGTTCTGGAAACAGACATACTCGGACCCTAAACATAATGAAGAGGCCCGCTGGGACGAAAGTGGCGATAGTGGGTGGTATCCATTCACAGACACTACCCCCGAGCTGTATGAGTTCAAGTACAGCAGCGTGGGTGACGGAACTGATAAAATCAGCAAGGTAGGACTCATAGCCTGTATGCTCATCATCGGTGACAAATGCGTCGTTGAGACAGGGAGCGGCTCGCAGATGGAAGATTTCGAGTGGCGCAAGTACAAGGAGCGTTCGGAGTGCAGCAGTGATGATGAATATTATCAGCAGTCGTTCACCATAGGTTTTGACCCAAAGATTGGTGACAAACTAATTGGCCACGAATACAGCCTGCAGAACAACATCAGCTGGAAGCATGGTGTAGACAGTGAAGGTATGGCTATACCTATTCGGAAACGAGACCATGTGAGCGGTGCGGTAAGGTTTATCGTCCTTGGTCCGGTGAATGTGCTTTGGAGTGATATCACCCGCCGTCATCCTACATTCTTCAGACATACCAAGTGGACCGAAGATGCCATTCCACTGCTGGCACACGTGAGTTCAATACAGATAAAGTCTTTCGAAGTGAAAGTGGTGAGTGATAATGGGAAGACGGAACTGCTCGGGGATGATCATGACATCGTATATATGAGTGCTGCGCAGAGTTCATTTTGCAACCGCAAGGATGACCTTGAGTTCAAGGTTACCTCTGCCCTGACGCATAATGAATGCATGCAGATAGGTGTCAAGAATGCCCTCTGTCTCTCTACGCCTGTAGACGCTGCCAGCGGTGACGGTGTACTCACGCTCTACAGTCGGATGACAGACAGCATGGCCAAACCCGAGCAACTCTATGTGAACAGCTACTATCAGGAATATCATGCGCCCCGGGTGATCATGACACAGCACATGACGGATATCCGCGGAGGGTTTGTAGACCCGTTTGCACACTATAGGCATAATTTTCTAAATAAGAACTTCTTTGTGCAGGGCATCAGCAGAAACCTTGCAGAGGGAACGGCAGAACTGACATTAAAGGAAATTGACAGCAATGATTGATATCAAGATGTTTGCCCGAAAGCGGGCTGAGGGAACCGGCAGGGGCGGTAGTACGACGCCCTGGACACCGAGTGACGACGTGCGGCATGCACTGTCGGCAGACAAGGCTACGTTTGCAGAACAGGCAGACAAGGCACTGCAGGCAAACGATGCAGCCCGGGCCGCCTATGCCGATAAAGCGCGGGCCTTGGCGGAGGACAGTCCTGCATACGATGAATTCCTGCGCAAGGATAAGGAAGACACTGCAAAGGAATTGATAAATTTCCTCAAAGGCATCACTATCGGCGATATTAAAATCAGCTATGATGAGAAAAATGGCGCACTTTCACTGACACGTGTTTCGGATACAAGAAAGGCTGCGGGGCTGTATGCAACAGGTGGATTGACGGCATTCGGTGCAGGCTCCGTGCAAGGTAGTGGTAGCGAAAGTGGCGGCACAAGCTATGAGCGCCTGGATCGTTGGAGCGATTACACTACCGCAAAAGCGGCGGCTGTCCTTTCGGCATTCCTCGGCAACGACCTCAATGAGCGATTGAAGAAAGTTGAGGGTGGCGCATTGACCTCGGTAGACTGGGCTATCATCAAGAATAAGCCTGCTTCAATGCCCGCCAGCGATGTGCCTGCATGGGCCAAGGCCGCGACGAAGCCCTCGTATGCCTGGAGTGAAATCACAGGCAAGCCGAATGAGTTCAATCCTGCTATGCATTCGCACACTTTTGCTTCTCTGTTGAATAAGCCTACGACTCTGCAGGGGTACGGTATCACTGATGCTGCAAGCATATCACACACGCACGCTTTCTCGCAGCTGCGAGATAAGCCTACAACCGTTGACGGTTACGGTATTGTCGATACATTCAAGACGCACAGAGAAGTCAATTTCGCACCTGACGTGGCAGGCTATTATGCCGTGATGACTACAAAGAGCGGAATTGGCGATGATTGGAGACATATCATTTCGATGGACTGGTCTAAAAATGACAGCGTGAACTGGATTAGTCAACTCGCACTTCCTACACATCGAAACGAAAGTGTATATTATCGCAAAAATGAAGCAGGCGGAAAGTTAATCAAGGACGCGAAATGGATAAAAATATGGGATGAAAAGAACCTGACGAAACTGTCCCAGTTAACCGATGATGTTGTGAGTGGAAAATATCTGTCGCTTGCCGGTGGAACAATGCAGAACACGAGCATGATCCATAACCTGAATTCTGAATTTGTCGGGGGTAAGCATTACTCAAAAATTCTGACTTCGGACGGGAAAGTCACACAGCTAAGTTTAAATGTCAGTACAGAAGGTGGTGCCGGAGGTGGCTACCGGTGCATTTCTAAATCAGAGAAAGTATATCCGTGGTCAATCAACAAACTTATTTTTGCGATGATATCGCGTCATAAAGGGGTTGGATTTATAACGCTTCTTTTTCGTGTAAATCATGCTTTATCATCCTTTGATGCTGATATACGTGCAACGGGCAGCTTCAATGATATAGTAAATGCTTTGCAGTTTTATTACAATGCAAATACAGGAATATTCTCAATTTGGGCCCCTTTCAATGATTTTGATTACACAAAATTCATCACGGTATTAGAAGAGAGCAATATCACCTTGAATGGTGACAACAACTATTATCCGCAACTGCCTTCTGATGTCGGGACGCTGCTTAAATGTGAAGTTAACAGTGCAACAAAACTTGAGCAAACTCGCAAAATTTGGGGGCAGGATTTCGACGGTACAGGGAATGTCGACGGGATGCTTACTGTCAAGCACACTGGCTATTCTGGTGTTAAGCTGATATCCACAGGCGGCGAGAGTTCTTACAGGTGTCAGTGTGCGGGTGGAAATGAGTGGGTATTCGGCGGCTATCCGACGAGATTCTTTTTATGGAATAATGCAGCGAAGCATGTTTTCAGCATCTTGAATAACGGTAATGTTGTTGTCGGAGATACAGAGGTAGACTCGCCCTACAAGCTGAATGTAAAAGGAACGATGCGTATAGGTGACAGTCTTCTGCTTGCAGGAACGGAGTACTGTGACATCACGACTATTCGTAATGCTAATAGTGCAATAAAGAATGCAGCGGTTACGGCTGCTGCAATCCGACACGCGTTCGATTTCGCGTGGTATGGCACGCATTATCAGGTAGGTAATATTCGCGGAGGTGCTGACAATAGTCTGGGCTTCGGTATTACGAAGGACAGCAGCACCCTCATTGCTCGTTTCCACGAAAGCGGCAGCGAACTCTATGGCAACCTAACCGTTGACGGATATTTAAGTCTTGCGAATAACGTAGGACTGACCCTGAAAGATAAGGAGGGTAGTAACCAGCGCGCAGTATTTATATCCTCTTCCAACACTGTTTATTTCGGTTGCAACGACCGTCCTCTTTACACACTCTTTGAGGGCGATGAACTGCAGTTCAATGTCTTCAACAAGGGCTGGCAGAATGCACTCGTTATCAGCAGAGACAGAACGGCAATTTTTACAGGTAATGTATTAGCGCAGGGTGGCGTAACAGCTTATACCACTTCAGACCGGAGACTGAAAGAAAATATCAAGCAGGTTGACAGTATGCGGATAATCCGCAGTCTGGGCGGTACCTGGCAGTTCGATTACAAGGACACGGGCAAGCACAGTATAGGATTTATTGCGCAGAGCGTGAAAGGAAGTGCACTGAAGAGCATGGTCTGTACGAATGCAGACGGCTACATGAAGCTGAACTACCTCGACACGCGACTTATTGCACTCGCACTCGGGGCAGCTGTACAAGTCGATGATAAGGTCGAGCGGCTGAAGAAGCGGATAAAAGTGCTTGAAAAAGAAATTGAACAATTAAAAGGAGGTGAGAAATGAGCATCGTAAATGGCATTATACAGGCCCCCGTCAGCATCGCAGATGTGAAGACGATACTCGGTGAAACAAGCAACGACCTTGCTACACTTTGCAGGAGCGATAAGATAAATATGTGGGCAAAATACAAGCCCGTGGAACTGAATAAGTCGTTCACCTCCGACGAGTTCGATTTTGAAAATAACCACTGGCGTGACAATGCAACGTGGTTCAAGGGTGCAGACTTTGAAGGTGTCGGGATATGCGGTATAAAAATCGCACATAGCAGCAGTTTACAAAGCCTTGGAAAAGCCACACTAATTTGACCCACCCTGGCAAGTATTTTAGACCCAGTAAGGTTAAAATAATGAGACCCACCTCAC